GCATTTACTTTAGAACCAGATAGAGCAAAAAAAGCTTATGGTGTTTGTCTTAGTAGATCAACCAAAGCTGGTAAGGCACAAGCAGAAGAAATGACAGCCAAAGGTATAGAACCTATAACAAGCCAAGAATATGAGCTTGCATCTAATGTTGCCAATGCTGTTTGGTCACACCCGATAGCAAACAAACTTCTTTCAGTTGGCCTTGCCGAACAAAGCTTTTGGAAAGAAGACAAAGAAACTGGTCTTACTTGTAAAGCAAGATGCGACTTTCTAGATCCAATCAATAAAACTATTGTTGACCTAAAAACAACTGGCGAAGGTAACAGCCACCCAGACAAATTTATAAAGTCAGTGGCCAACTACCTTTATCATCTGCAGGCTGCTCATTATTTAGAAGTAGTTGGTGCAAAGCGATTTGTATTTATAGCAGTTGAAAAAGTCTACCCATATGCCATAAGCATTATCGAGTTAGACGAGGCTTCATTGGACTGGGGTTTCAAACTTCGCCAAGATGCCTTAAAACTTATTTCTAAATGTCATACAGATGCCCATTGGCATGGGTATACAGAAGAAATCCAAACACTTAGCCTACCAAGTTGGGCATACAAAACAAACTAAAACAATGACAGATTATCCACAACACCCCTGCCAAGAAGTGGCAACAGCTTTACAAAAAGCACAAGCAGAATTTCCAACAATGGGTAAGACCAAACAAGTTGGTGTAGGTTCTTTTGGTTACAGCTATTTGCCTTTAGAGCAAATGCTTTCTTTAGTTACACCTGTTCTTCTTAAACATGGTCTTTGTATCTCCCAAGGCTTTGGCTGTAGCCCTACAGGCGAAACACTTATAGTTACCAGACTTATACATAAAAGTGGTGGCATGATAAAAAGTGAACTGCCAATATTTTTATCTGAAAGAGATATGGCTAACCCTAAGAAAAACCAAACACACAATTGGGGTGGTGCAGTTACATATCAAAGAAGATACAGCATAAAGTTGATCTTAGGTCTTGAAACAGATATGGATTTTAATATGGAAGAAGAAGAAAAGGTGCAAGAAAAAAATACTAATAAAGGCGAAGTTATAGAGACTTTACGAGAACAAGTAAAAGAAATATCAAATACATCTAATACTACTGATAAAACTTTTGGTCTTGCAAAAGATGCAATACTAGGTGCAAAAAGCAAAGAACAATTACTAGACCATCAAAAAAACATTGCAACTCGATTTGCACAAGGTAAACTGACTATTACACAAAAAGAGCAATTAGAAACTCTTATTGTTAACAAGATAAAGGTACTTAAATAATGGAACAAGACCAGCCTTATCTAACAACCAAAGACCTCGCAGAACGTTACGGTATTACCCAAAGAACCATTAAAAAATGGCGAACGAGTACAAGGCGAGGCACAGCACAAGGTCCACAGTGGTATTCAGTACCACGACAGGCAACTGCTTTGGGTTCTCCCCTTATCAGATACCCACTTCCACAAGTTCTTGCTTGGGAAGAAACTAACTCAATTACTCCTATTAAATCTTTTTAATTATGCCCTACGAAAACCTCTTTACAGGACGACTTGTCCTTTTTAACAACACTGATAAAAAATCAGCTAATTCACCAGACTTAAATGGCAACATAGAGTTTACACTGGAAGATTCCATGGCATTGGCAGAATGGATAACAGCCCAAGAAGGTGAAGATAACTATGCTGGTGAAAAAGTAGTGAAAATACCTGTCAGTGGTTGGCATAGACAAGCAAAAAACGGTACAACATTTGTATCAGGTAAAGCCAGCGTACTTAAATCTGAAACTACAGAAGTTCCCTTTTAATAATGACAAAAGTACTTCGTAAAGTATCTAACCCAAAATTGCCACCTAATGTTGCAGTATTTCAAGACCATTTAGCACTTGGTCTTGATTGCTTTGAACTTGATTGGTTTGATTTTGCACCAATGACTTGTACACATAAGGAACATGGTGATGGCATAGCTTTTTCGCAATATGATAAATACCATGATGACCATTGTAAGGAAAATTTTAATTTAATTGTTTCTAATGATGGTCTACATATGCCAAATAAAAAAATAATGCCATTTAGTAATGAACAACCACCAACAAAAATGGTCTTACTTGTATTATCAGCTTTGATAATGCAAGAACCTTTACTTTTTGAATGCCCAAAATGCGACTAGATTTTACAAACAAAGCACTTGAGGATTGGATAAAACATTGTCCTTTTCCTATACAAGTACAACAAGCAGTAACACAACCCAATGCTTGTAAACAGATAACAATAGATGTAACTATTGAAGCAAGTAAAACAAAGCCAAACCCAGACTTTGTTGCAAAAGACCAAGAACATTTTCTTGAACTTAGATACTATGACGTTGACCAAAAGCTTAAAAAGCTAACGGCACAAAGATTTAAAGAAGATAACCCTTTAATACAAAGACAAATATCAAAGCAAATACATGCTTTATTTGATGAAAAATTTGAAATTGAAAAACAGTTAGATGTTCTCGAAAAAAAATCGTAAACGGCTTGTCGTTGATTACGGCGACCTTATGGGCAAGACAGTTAAACGCACTTTTGATGGTGCAAAGTTTAAATGTGTAACTATTCAATATGCCAAAAATACAGAAGTTTTATACGTAAGTATCTTACGGTGTTATGACTTTGAACATATTGATAACGCTACTGAATATGCAAATGCAGTTGGTAATAAAGCTATTTTTATCGACTGGGATAATTTTTTTCTTAATTACGAATTTACAGAAAAAGACTGCGAAACAATTTCAGGTAATAACTTTTCAAACAATTTGATAAAGGCTAACTGGAAGCAAATAAAAAAAGTATTTGTACAAGATTTTAAAGATGGTTCGCATGGGAAAAAGAATTGATCTTAAACACTTACAACAGTATCTTGATGATAAAGGATTTATTGTACAAAACCACTGTTGGAAATGCCAAAAAATTAGCTACAGAACCAAGGATGATGCAAAAATAATTTCTTGTGAAATGTTTAAAACTGGTAAAGGTCATACTTATGCATATGCTTGCCCAAGAGGTAATGGGTGGCATTTAACTTCACAAAAACCAAAAAGTGCTATTTGTCCTAAACAAAAAAAACAAAGCAAGGCAACACGACAAAATAAACCTGATGTAAATTTTTCCAAAAAAAATACATGAAACAATTTATTCAAAATTTACCAGTTCTAAATGCTTCTGAACTAAAAATTATTAATGATTATATTGATAAATTAAATTTCGTACAAAATACTGTTTTTCATACAGATGGTACTGCAAGAGAGGATAAAAGCATACGCACTAGCACTGGTACATCAATGCATGAAAATAGTTCAGCAACAATTCTATTACATGAAAAAATAAATACAGCTTTATTACTTTATAGAAATAAAATCTTAGAAAATGATTTGGTCCTTGATAGATACCCTGTTATAGGAGGTTATGGAACAACTTCGTACAGAGAAGAAATACAAATTTTAGAATATACAAAAGAACAAAAATATAATTGGCATTATGATGCATGTACTAATCCTAAAAGTGATTTCTATCATCGCCAGATTTCTATAGTCTTATATTTGAAAGATAATTTTGAAGGTGGTGCAACTGCATTTAAAATGTTGCCAAAACAAAAATTCAGACCAAAGGCAGGTCGTGGGTTGTTTTTTCCATCAAATTGGTGTTTTACACATTGCTCGCAGCCTGTTATATCAGGAAAAAAACGTGTAGCAGTAACTTGGTATTATACAGTGGATAATTTTGCATAAGACTGTTACACTTAAAGAAACAATTTTATCTATGGCTAGAAAAACAGATGAAGAACTAAAGCTTGAACTACAAGCAATTGAAAAAAGATTTAATGATAATATGCAAGAACAACGTAATTTACAAGATAGAGCAATTGCTATAAATGCAATTTTGCAAGAAAGAGATGAGGCAGCAAACGAAAAAAAGTCTTCTGCGAAATAATAGAAAAATATTGTAGATGCTGCGGTAAATTATTTACGACCACAGAACAAAGAAGAAAATATTGCTCTAATGCTTGTAAAACAAGATTTTATCGTAATAAAAAATTTACTTAGGCTGAGTTGTCATTTGCCTTGTCATTAAGCTCATAGTGACGTATAAAGGTGACAAAGCTACAATAAGAAATAACACAAGCACTGATGTCATAGAAAGTGCTCTAATTATCGCAAGTTTAATCATGTTTCAAAAAATCGCTAATGTTCTGAGTATCATTTCTTTTGTTATGGTAGCTTCCATGAGTGGCGGAGCATACTTAGGTTACAGATATGTAACGTCAGAAAACTTCAAAGCTAAAATAATGGAAGAAATCATGGGGAATGTAAGTGGCCTAATGCCAAAAGTTTTGGATAAAGGTTTACCGAATCTAACAGGGCCATCATTACCTATTCCAAAAGCTTTACCGAAACTATAGGATGTCGCCTATAAAAGTACCAAAAGTAAAAATACCAAAAGTAAAAATACCAGAAACACCACTTATACCTGAGACTGTATTAATAGGAGATAATCCAGCTTGTGATCTAATTAACAGAGATCTACAAATATCACAAAATCCAACAATAATTTTTCATAATAGAAAAGCATATGCGACTTGTCCTAATGGTCAAGTGGTTGGCAATACACAGCCGGTAAAAGTACAACCAAAAACCAAAACATTTAGGCCTATTATTTATGACGCAGAGGACAATATAAAAACAGAAGGAACTTATAATTATCAAAAAAAAGCTAATAATACAAATATAAATTTTGGGCAAAAAGAAGAAGAAAAAATTGAAATAGTACCATGCCCACCGAAAAATGCACCATACAGGAAAGGGGATTGGCGAAATGAGCTTAGATTGGAAAGGCTGGTAAAATATGAACGTGGGTTACTTGAGGGGTCATGTAATGCTGTATGGGAGGAAGTACCGTTTATTGACCAATACATCCCGACTGCTTCTGTTGTTGTATCTACTGCTGTTATTGCTAGCGTTGCTGCCACTACTCCATTACTACTTAATATTGTCAAACCCTTAGTAAAAAATATTATAAAGAAGCTTACAAAGAAGAAAAAAGATGTAAAATGATATTAGGCAACCAGACTCATTATCAAGTTGTTGACTCAACCACTGCTCTGTTGAAGCGTCAGTTGTCTTTTTAGACAAGTGGATACCCGTAGCTTGTCTATTTTAATTTGTGAGTATGTGGGATAACTTGATTTGGAATCGTAGTTAAAACAATATTGCGACAAGAAACTGCATCTTCACCTACAAATTTTATTCCCTCCTTTAGCATAGTCGCACAAAGCTTGGCACGATTTAAATTCACCTCCAAACGCTTTGCCTGAAATAAAAAATCTTGATATTTTCTATAAGTTTGTGCAGCTTTTAGACATTCATCATTAAATCTTTTTCCTAGCGGTACTTGAATACTGATAGTTGCTCCATATGAAAAGTTATGGTTTATCTGATCTAATCTTTCTTGCTCTGCTATATATAGAATTTCACCGGGGTTTAATAATTGACCAGTTTCACTATCTTTAGCTTGGTTATAAATATTTGTTTTTTGCACCGTACTTCTTGGAGTGTTGTAATATTCCCCTTTTGTTATAAATGGATTAAAACTTAAAGTAGGTGTTTGGCATTGAATACCATTACTATACCTATGAGTTGGAAAAGAACCTGATATTGATTGAAAACCTTGATTAACTACTGTTGATTGCGTAGAACTTTGTGGGTTGCTAATTGTAGTTTCAGCAAAAACTGGGCAAGAAAAAAATAAACCTACTGAAATAACGTAGTTGAGGTTTGTGTAGTTTCTATTGTTTGGGTACGATTTATTATGCTTATTGCGTCTAAACCGGGGGCCATAAAGTTTTCTGTCAAAGAAAAGGCCTCCCCTTCTCTTAAAATTTCCCACTGTGGCTTGCTTGTTAAGTCTGGTGTTATCCATTCAAAATTAACAGCCCCTGCATTACCTGTGTTTTGACTTGTTGTATAGGTTGCATTAGGTGAAATAATTGTGCCATCTTTAATTTTGATGTTAGACCCTGTAACTGAGTACGCATAACCTGAGTTATAGTTTTCAGTAATAATAACTTCATCTATTTTGCTTATACTTTTTGAGTTTGACTGCATTTGGTTAGCAGCAAATCTTGGTGTATTAGCAAAAGCATTTGGACAAAAAACAACAAGTAGACATAGCCACCATTTCATTAATCAAGGCCAAGAGTAATTGTTGATTGAAGCGTAGCTGTAGTACCAGCACCCATGTCCGCCAGATTAACAGTTAGAGCTTGTCCCGAATCTAATGTCATGGCTACAGAACCGGGGTCACCGCCAGATACAACAGTGTTCTTACCAAGCAAAGGTAATGCTGGAACTGCACCATTGGTTACTGTGGCAGATAGTAAGCTTGGCACTGCATCGGCTTGAATGTACGTTTCACTTGCTGAAAAAGCATCACCTGTATTTACAACATTGAAGCTAGTATCATAATCAACAGTAGGAACACCGTTTGCTATACCATTATCAGCTAAATCAAGAGAACCAATCTGACCAGCTACTGTATTTGCTTTTGGTGTTACGTTTGTACCAGCAACACTAATAGCAGATCCAATACGTTCAGATGTGGCGCTAGCACCTAATGTAGAAACACTGGCCACTGATTGTATTGAATGAGTTACGTCTGCAAAACTAGCTGTTGGAAATGCTAGTAAAAACAAGGGTAGAAATTTTTTCATTTTTTGGGTGATGGGGGATCTACAATTTCTGCACCAATAATTTTAATTGGTGTTTCTATTCTAACGGTTTGATAACCTCCAGACTGTGACGCTAGTAACGCTTCTACTTCTTTTTTATTAAGAGGCTTGTCCTCTGGCTTAAATGTACCATCTCCACGTTTTTTTGCACCTTCAAGGCCAAAGGATGCCAGCGCACCTGTCAGCAAACTAGCTGGAAATGTTATATCTTTGGGTTCGTTACTGTAACCGGGTAGCGATATATAGTTAAGGGACACTATGAAACCACTCCAAGCCACAACAGTAAGTCGTACAACTACAGAAATAAAAGTTAGTTGTTCCTCTTTATCTGTTATGTTTTCTTTGAGTTTTTGTAACGGACCTTTTTTTTCTTGTTTTTCCATATAAAAAAACTGCCTAATTTGTAAAAAATAAGCTGTTGACCACTGCTTATATTAGACAGCATATGCCAAATCTAACAAAAACTGTTATGTTTGGAAAGTAACACAAAAATTATGACTAAACTTTTAAAACCTATATTACTAACATTTTTAACAACTACAACAGTAAAACGATTGGTTGTTGACCTTCTAAGAGTAATTTGCCAACAAACAACAAACAATCTTGATGATAGGGCTGTGGATATTTTAGAAAAACAATTATTTCCAATGAGATGAATATAAAAAAGTTTCTACATATAGATATTGAAGAGGCTCCACCAGAGTTACAACTTTCTGTAGAAATGCGTTGCAGAGAGATTATGCAAAGTGAAGATTATGACAATATAAAAAGATACTGTACGCACCTTGTAAGACACCAAATGAACCAAGATGTTTTTCTTGCATCATTACTTGGTAGATTAGTTGAATTGGAAGCAGAGCAGGCTATAAGAGATGTAAAGCAAGATAAAAAATTTGATATAAATTTATTTAAAAAAATGATAAATCAAATTAATAAAAGGAATAAGAAAAATAAAAATTTTAAGTAGAAAATTTCTTATTATAAATTTCTAATTCTGCAGGTGTAAAATCTTTTACACGTTTTTTACTTGTTTCATCAACTTGAAAATTAAATTTTAAAATCTTTGTTCTTATATGTTCTGCAACCCAACGACCTTGTTCAGATACGACTTGCGCTCTACCTCTTTCATTTATAAAAACATAATGGTCATAACCTTTTAATTTATTTTCTAATAAATCTTTTTCTAAATTTTCTAAACGTATTGCTTTTAATCTTTTTAATTTTAAAGAATCACTCATTAACTGCCCTCTAGAGTTGCAACTTTAGCTTTTAATGTTTCTACCTCTGTAATAAGCTCCTGTATAGCTTTTGCAGATATAGTTGAAAAGTGCATAGTGTTAATATGTCTCAAACCTATATTACCTTCATGATCTTTAGGCTGGAATACTAATTCACTTTCAACTGTTTCTAATTCTTGTGCAATAACACCACATTTGACGTGTTTACCAGTTTCATCTGATTTTTTCCAGTCAAAATCAACAAATCTAATATTCTTAATAATCGAACTAGCATTGTAGGTAGTATCAACTATATTTTCTTTTAGTTCTGAATCTGAAGAACTATAGTTTATAGTTTTACCACCATAAGCACCACCGATGTATAAATATGATGAATATTGTTCAATACTGTATGTAGTATATGCACCAGAATAAATCAGCCTACCGTAACCACCAGTGTATGTATTAGCATAGGTAGCATTTGTCGCTGTAGGAACAGAAGTTGGTGTTGGACCGGGAGGACCAGTAGGCCCAGTAGGACCTGTTCCACCCGAAGGACCCGAAGGACCTGTTGGCCCCGGAGGTCCAGTTGGACCAGTACCAGATGGACCAGTAGGACCCGGAGGACCCGATGGTCCAGTTGAACCTGTCGGACCTGTAGGACCTGTCGGACCTGTAGGACCAGTATTACCTGTAGGACCTGCCGGACCAGTGCTTCCTTGTGGACCAGTAGCACCTGTATCTCCTCTAGGTATAGTGAAATCAAAAGTAGCAGCAGAAGAAGATCCAGAGTTAGCAACACTAGCATTAGTACCAGCATTACCAGTTGTTGTAGAACCTACTGCAATTGTGGCAGCAGCACCAGCACTTCCTGTTGGACCTGTTGGACCGGGTGGACCTCCTGATGGTCCGGGTGGACCTGCTGGACCAGTTGGACCAGTTGGTCCGTCTGCCCCGGGTGGACCGCCTCCGGGACCAGTGGGTCCTGTGGGACCGGTGGGTCCTGTGGGTCCAGTGGGACCTGTTGGACCGGTAGGGCCAGTTGAACCTGTATCACCTCTTGGGATAGTAAAGTCAAATGTTGCTGCACTGGACGATCCAGAGTTAGCAACTGAGGCATTTGATCCTGCGCTACCTGTAGTTGTACTGCCAACAGCTATCGTTGCTGCTGTACCTGTATTACCTGTAGGGCCTTGACTACCTGTTGGTCCAGTAGGTCCTGTAGGGCCAGTAGGTCCAGTAGGACCAGTTGCGCCCTGCGGAATTGTAAAATCGAATGTGGCAGCACTTGATGAACCAGAATTACTTACTGAAGCACTGGTTCCAGCGTTACCAGTAGTAGTATTTCCTACAGCTATAGTTGCAGCAGGGCCACCGGGTCCAGTAGGTCCGGTAGGTCCAGTCGGTCCTGTTGGTCCTGTCGGTCCAGTCGGTCCTGTTGGTCCTGTTGCAGTATCCCAAGAAGTACCACCAGATCCGTCAGATTTTAGAAATTGACCACTAGAGCCATATCCATTTGGCAAAGTAAATACTAAATTTCCACTAAAATTTGCATGGGCTGGTGCTTTTATACCTGCATAATGAGCATTATTAACTTCACAATAAAGACGTAATTCAGATTGTGAACCTGTATTTTTTACACCTAAAATACCGCTAGATATAAACTTAGAGTTCATATCTAAGTCCCCTCCAAGTTGTGGAGTTGTATCTTCTACAATATTTATTTCTCCTGATATTTCAGCTACAGAGCCATCATCTTTTTTTGTAAATAATTTACCATTATCTGTTCTTATTGCTAATTCACCAGTAACTAAATCACTAGCACCGGGGTCGCTTCCTGATCCTCTTTTAAGTCGAATTTCGTTAGCCATTGGCCTTGCCTCCTAATAGCTAAATTTAATAAGATCCACCATCTATGTTGAAGCTGGATGCACTTTCATCTTCTAAAAATGTTACCAGATCGCTTAAAGCCACTTGTTTCATAGTACCAGCGTCATTACAAACAAATCTATCTGCTGCTGCTAAAGTCGTTGATGTAGCTGAAGTACCACCATCCATAAGGTTTAGTTCTGTAGTGGTAGCTGTTATTCCGTCAAGTACATTTAATTCTGTCGCTGTTGAAGTAACACTTGTTAATTTACTTACAGCTAATGTTCCTGTAATAGAACTAGCAGCAAGATCTATAGCTAATTCTGTAGATTCAATAACAAGTCCACCGTTGGATTTTAAATCAAGGGAAAGTGTATTACCTGATTTATCTAGGCCATCACCAGCCGTAATTTGACCAGCACCAGAAAACTGAGCAATAGTGAGATTATTCGTTCCAACAACAGCAGATCCTTTGTTAGAAGTACAAACAAAGCCATTGTCGGCGTTTACAGTTCCCTGCTCAACAAAAGTAAAAAAGCCAGCAGCGTCAGCACCAGTAGCTAAATCGTCTGCCCTAGCTGGACTTGCACCTACAACATAAATACCATTTTCTGAAGCAGTAGATTGGTCTTTAACAAGAACACGATCATTAGTAGAGAGAGATACACCATCTAACGTATCTCCATTATTAAGTGCAGTAGATATTGTTATGTTTGCTGTAGTAGCTGCCACACAAGAATCCTTAACATCTAATCCCTGTGCCGTAGCCTCAACAAAAGACTTTGTAGCTGCATCAGAGCTATTTACAGGGTCAGCTAAGTTTGTAATTGTTTGACTGTTTAATGAAACTGAACCTGTTGGTGCAGCCATCTGGTCTAATCTATTTGTTTGTACTCCTGTATCAAAATCACTTATTTTTGTATGAGCTAATGAAGGAATATCAGCAGCCACTAAAGCTCTAAATGTAGGTGCAGCATCACTTCCTGTTGTAGGCCCAGATAAAACAGCATTAGCACTTCTTACTGTATCTTTATCAAAAAAGCTACCAGTTCCAGCTATTGCTTCAATAGTTGTAGCAGATCCACCCGATCCTCCCGTTCCAATACCGATAAAGAGTTTTTTACTACCTTCAGCAAAAGCTAACTCAGCATTTGCAAGGCTTGTTGGTGCTGAAGATCCTGTAGATCTTTTAATGCGTACTGTGTTAGCCATTGTTAAAAGTTTCCTCCATCTACGAGAGTAAGTTTAGTAGTAGTTGCATCTGCTTTAAATGTACCACTTGATTGATGATAATACACTATTGAATTATCAACTGCATTATCTGAATTTATTGTCGATGAGGGTCCTTGTGGACCAGCCGTTGTAATTTCAACAGTGGTAACTTCACTGACTTGACTTACTTCAACCTTATTAGGCGTACTCATTCTGAATAACCCTCATTTATATATAGTGTACCTCGTAAATATTGAAATTTCTGCCCATCTGGTTGAGTTAGTTGTACATCGTATTTTAATTCATGTTTATTGAAAGCTGCTGTTTGTGTATCTGTTAAAGTTATATCTACAATGCCACCACTTCTATTTGTATAAGTTATAGACCAATCAGCATATTTAGTGTCTCTAAAGCCATCAGATGTAATACTGTAGACCTCTGCGTCAACGGTATAGCCTGTTAAATTTATCGCATCACTATTACCATCCTTAAATGTAAGTGTTAAAGGAAAATCGTTACGTCTTGCAACGTCAAAATCTTTAACAGCAGCAATAATCGCCATTAACTACCCTCCAATGCAGCAACTTTAGTTTCTAATGTTTCTATCTTAACAATTGCTTCTTGAAGTGCAGCAGTTAATAATGGAACTAATTTTGATTGATCTATACATTGATAAATAGGTTTGCCTTCACTATCAACGTCATCTTTAACCCCTGTTATGGCTTCGGGAACTGCCGTTACTTCATGTGCTAAAAATCCATCAACTGTTTTTGATGTATTAGCTTTGAAATTAAATCTACATGGCTTTAATGTTTTTAACCTAGTGATGCCATCAGCCAAATCAACAATATTTTCTTTTAATCTATAATCAGAACCAGTGTTATAGGCTGTGTTGCTTCCATCGGTAGTTATCGTACCTACACCACCATTATTATAGTGAAATTCAATTAAACGACCTACAG